CACTAGGTGACGGTGACACGCTAGGCGATACACTTAGCGATACGCTCGGTGAAGCGCTAGGCGATGCACTAGGCGATATGCTAGGAGACTCGCTGCGGCTTGGAGACGTACTAGGCGACACGCTAGGCGATGCGCTAGGCGACTTGCTAGGCGATGTACTAGGTGACGAGCTAGGCGATGTACTAGGTGACGCGCTAGGTGATACGCTAACACTCGGCGATTCACTCGGCGATACGCTAGGCGATGCGCTAGGCGATATGCTCGGCGATACGCTAGGCGATGCGCTGACGCTCGGTGACGTGCTCGGTGAGGCGCTAGGAGACGCGCTAGGCGACTTGCTAACTGAAGGACTAGCCTCAGCTGCGACTCTAACATTCCCGTCCTCACTAAGTGGGTACCAGAAGCAATAAAAGTCAATTATACCCCCAGTTATATTAGCTGTTCCGATAGAGCCGACAATGTCAGCCCCATTAGCAACAACATACTCCGACATCACGGTGCTAAGTTCAACGTTACTATCTGGGGCATTATCGTGCCACAAATCACCCGCAGTAATGTCAGTTGCGGTTGTCTGTGCAATAATCTCGGCGGTATCAGTTCTAGTACCTACCTCTAGGACAGCACTGGCCCCCTCCAGGGTATATGTACAAACGGCTAAGACTCGTGCTAAGACCTCGCCGGAAACATTAAAGATAACAAAAGGATCTCCAGTACCATCGTAATCACCGATAGCATTAGAGGTTCCACCAGCGAAGGTAATTGTCTTTTTTAACACAAACGCCCAGTCACTGTCAGGGACAGCAACATGGTTAGGCCCTCTAGGTGTTGGCCTCAAAGAATTTATTTGTGTACTCATACTTATTCACCACCTTTCTTGGTCATTCTACACCCTTTAATTCACCCCGGGCGTGTTCCTCAATAATCGTAGCCCCTCTCTGGTTAGCTTGTGCATCCGGTGATTGTAGGAAGTCAACATGCGCCTGGGTGTGGTCTGGGGGAGCATTAGGAGTAGGTTTCAGTACCTCTCCATTCATCATTCTGGCATTTTCCTCATCAGCTAGAGCGAGCATGTCTGGACCTCCTCCTGGCGCTGGTCCTGCTGGAGCTTGTCCTTGCTGGCCCTCACCACGTCTTCCAGCAATATCTGCTTGCATCTCGGCCTCTTCTAATCTCTCGTCTCTTGCTTTAGATGAAAGTTCCTCGATGTTAGCAAACTCAAACTCTTTCAGGACGGCCTCTTTAGGAAGGAACCCCGTAGAACCGAGTTCCATCAGGGTCTCCCTCTGTGCTTCTCTAGTGTATCCCAACCAGGAGCCGATCTTGACAATAATCTCGTTATCCTTATTCACGATCGCCGCTCCTTCTGGCCTTTGTGTGGCCTCACCACCAACCACCTTCATAAACTGCTCCCCTTCCTCCTCCTCTGATAATTTAACTATCCTAGAAGTCTGGTATTTCTCAGCTACAATATCTAAAATTCTGGAACCTACTACGGAGAGGAAATCTTCTAGTCCTTCCCTAATACCTGCCAGATTGTTCGCATCAGCTGCTTGAAGTGCCTCTAGGGTCTTTCCTGACCTTGCACCTGCAGGCATAACCCCGATAGAAGCCTCGTTTGCCCCTCCAATAACCTCTAGATATCGGTTTGAACGTTGGATCTGTGCGTCAATCGTCTGAGGAAGTGGGTAGACCCTAAACTGCTCGAATTTCCTCCCTGGGTTGACTTCAATGACCTCTACATCCATCCCACTCCTCCCGGTAGCCGCTAAGTTCGCCCCGTGTCCCTTCTCAGTTATAATCCTAGCTCTCAGCATTTGGTTGTTGTACTCCATAATCTGAGACTCCTGACGGTCAAGCCCCTTGTTAATCGGAATCATATCCTCCACCCAAGAGGTATCGTAAAGGCGTGAGCTGGAGGTATCAGCCTGCATTACGTACATTGGAAACTCTGTGTTTTCTAACTCTTCGTCTCTCAGGAGTTTATCCTCGTTTGCAAAAGTTACCAAATTGATGTTTCCACCCTTCTCGTTGCCTTCTGGGTCCCAAAGCATTATCTCGTAAACTAGAGCTGTATCCTGGCCCTCTTTCCGATCAGACTTCTGGCCGTGCTTTCGTAGAATTCTCGCCTTCATTGTAGAAAAGGCAATCTCAACATCAGGTTTGACCTCCTTGCGCACTTCTTCATCATATCTCTCGTCTGCTTTAATATCGGCTACGTTTCGTGTGACTACCTTAGCTATAAAAGAGGAGTTGATCTTTGGTCCTTCAAATTCGGCTGTGGCAGGTAGGAAAATATCAAAAGGATCGTGGTTTACTACTGTAACTTGTCCTAGACCGCCCTCTGCCGCATCATCCCAACCCAGTTCCCAGAAGCCCACAGAGGTCACTAGGGCGTTCCTAACTAGCTTTCGTACCTTGCTTCTAAGGTAAAGTTTAACAAAAAGGAAGTCTAGTACCTTCCCAGATCTACGGGCATTTTTGATTGTATCCTTGTCAAGGTCCCCTGGAATACACTCAAATTTTGGTTGGAATCGCGTGGAGTAGTTAAGAACCGACCTAATCGTGGATTTAATCTTGTTGATTACTAGCCTGACAGCGTTTCTGCGTCTAGGGGGGGATTCGAGCGCGTTGGAGGTAGCATTGAAATAAATGTAATGATTACCAGCTAGGAACTGGTTTGAGAGATACCACTTCCTGTCGTGTGTTTGCCTCTCCTCCTTGGCAGGAGTTATTAGATTATCCTTGCAATAGGAAATCTTCTCCTCGTCCGTAAGTTTTGTCCACTTTTTCTCCCCTACAGTTATCATAGCTTATCTTCAGCTCCGTAAAACTGAGCGTCTGAAATCTCCTCTACTGGAATGAGGTCGTCTACCGTAGATTCCATATTCTCTGGTTTGGGAGCCTTAGCACGAATGTAATCATCTGTATCCCTGCTCATAAACTTGAGATTCAGGTCTTGTATCAGGTCATCCTTCCTCTCCATATCTTTACGGTGTGCCCAGTCACGGTAGACTAGGAACCCAAACAAAACAATATTTGTGACTATCAAATAAATCATATCAAAATTCTTCACCAAGAACAGTATCGACGAATGGCCGATCCCTTTCAGAAAGACTATCCAAGATCCTCTCTTGTATAGTAACCGGCTCCTTCTTTTCCTCCTGCTCTCTATCTGGAGTATAGCTTATTTCCGAAACATCTGAAAGTGCATCAATTAGGTCATCATGCTTGCTCCTAGGATACCGTGAGAGCTCATCTTCGAGCTCTGGCATATTAGGACCAATAAATACGTTACCTCTTTCAAACCTAGCCTGAAGCGAAGCAAAGATGCGGTCCCTTTTAGCGGTAGCGCTCCTAGTCTTTATAGGGACAATCGGTAGATACTTACCTTTCAGGGCTTCAGAGGTGTGGATGTTTTCCAGCAACATCTGTGCCGACCCAATAACCTCCACACTCATTCCCTTCGGCTGGTACCTGTCGTAAGTGTCAAAAAGCCTCTCAACCATCTCTAGTACAGACCACCTTCCTCTTGCAGTTTCCAGTACATACCAGTTTCCTTCAACATCAACCCCTACAGTAACAATCCCTGTATAGTCAGCTGTGATTGATTTGGATATAGCCGGGTCGCAGGTAGTAAAAATGGCTAACTCCCTCTTCTTTGGCTTACGGTGGGTCTCTCCACAGGGACACTCTCTTCCGTAGTAGTGGATGTTGGAACGTTTAATTAACGAGGTTTCCTCATCAACAGGGTCGTTCAGGTAGAACGCTGAGAACATATAAGATCCCTCTAGTGCCCTGAGCTCGTCCAGCCTATCAAGAGGAAGAAGCTCTGGGTAATAAGGACTCCCGTCCTCCTTGTAGGCAGAGCGGTGGAAAACGTCTACGTTGTCGCCTAATTCGTCAATAATGTGCTGGTATAGATCGTAGTAGCTCCAGCGGGTGCCGATCGTTGTGGAAACTCCAGTCACCGGATCTAGTAGGGACATAGAGCGCCTCCACCATTCAATAATCTTCAGTGCCTGCTCCCTGGTAGCTGTGTTTATCTCGTTTACAAGGTCATCTCCGTAAATATAGTCGAAGTGTAGCCCTGCCAGTCCTGCACCAGCCCCGATTGCCATTACGGTAGGCTCTCTAGTCCCTGCCCTCCTGCCAACTACCTCAATCTCGTCCTCTGTCCATTTTAGGTCGTTACTGTACAGTTCTCCGTAGTTTTCAATGAATGGCTCGCTGTAGCGGATATGGTTCTTGATTTCCGAGAGGAACTTCTTAGCGTTATCTAGCTTTGCGTTGGCAATCAGTATTCTGACGTTGGGATTTTCTGCGATCTTCTGTAGTGGGCCTCCAACAGTTAGGAAGGTGGATTTGAGTGTGTTACGGGGGACCAGCATCAGCCTGTGACGTTTCTTGGACTTGTCTAGCCAGTCAGTCCATTCCCTGTGAACGTGAGGAACAACGTTAGCCTGGCGATCTGGGTTGTCTCTCTCCAGAATCTCCCTATTAAAAAAGTAGAGATCCTTGAGACCACGCTTCGCTATGGCCTGTTTTTTGTAGTTATCTAAGAACTTTACCTCATCAAGAAGGCTCATATCTCTATTTTAACGTTTATTTGCTTGTCTGTAACGGAAAGGAGGTGGTGGGAGGCTCCGTGGAATCCTCTGCGTCCGATAACCCTTACTTTAGGATGGTCTGTTACCCAAACCTTGACTCCTCCCTTTACAAATGCGTTGCTGCGGATGCAGTCCTGAGTAGGAAAGCCGTATTTCTCCCTCAAATAGGCCGGATCTACGTCTGCGTAGTCTGACTTACGCATCTCCTCAATAAACTCCTTCAAAAACGGCTTGGCTTTCTTCCATGATTTGCGTTTGCAGGCCCAGTTAGTACCAGAAATCTTCTCTTTCTGACTAACCCCATCCCCCTCACCTGGGGAGTCTCCTGCTTTTACAACCCCACCATACTTTTTCA